ATGAATATACAGGAAATTTCTGATTTATATGCCAAGTCGCCGCAGGTTGCGGCACTGGTCAGGTTGCTGGAAGACAAGTCAGTTCCGACCGTTTTCCTGCAGGGACTTGTTGCGTCGGCCGCTCCAATGATGTTTGCGTCGGCCGCACGCCGTGTCAGTCCTATGTGTCTTTTTGTTCTTAACGATGCCGAGGAGGCCGGCTATTTTTATCACGACCTTACACAGATAATGGGCAACACAGACGTGTTGTTCTTCCCATCATCTTATCGGCGTCAGGTGAAGTACGGACAGCGCGATCCGGCCAGCGAGATATTGCGCACCGAGGTGCTCAGCCGCTTGTCGGCGCCGCTTGAGGACCATCCTCTTTATGTGGTTACATGTCCTGAGGCGTTGAGCGAGCTTGTTGTGTCGCGCAAAAAACTTGACGAACGCACATTGCTGCTGCGCACAGGCGACACGCACGATGTTATACAACTGGAAAGAACGCTGCGCGACTTTGGCTTCATAGAGGTTGACTATGTTTACGAGCCGGGCCAGTTTGCCCTGCGAGGAAGCATTCTCGACGTGTTCTCCTATAGCAGTGAATATCCTTTCCGTATCGACTTTTTCGGCGATGAAATAGACTCTATACGCACTTTTGAAGTTCAGAGCCAGTTGTCGCGCGACAAGCGCGAGCGCATAGAGATAGTGCCCGAGTTGGCAACGCTGACCGACGAGAAAGTGTCGTTCATGCGCTTTCTGCCTGAAGACACCGTCATTGTGGCTAAAGACATTCTGTATGTGCGTGACGTTATAGACCGCACCTATCATGACGGCTTTTCGCAGCAGGCTAAGAAAGAACGTCTCGAGGGACTGACCGAGATGGAGCAGCAGGCCGTGATGAAGGAGCTTAGGGCCGACTCCATGCTGATAAGCGGAGCACGCTTTATGACCGATGCTTCTGGTTTCAGACGTATGGAGATGGGCACCAAGCCGACGGGCACACCGGCGGCAACGCTGAAGTTTGACATGACGCCTCAGCCGCTGTTCCATAAGAACTTCGACCTGCTGACAAAGGCTCTTGAAGACTATATGCTGCGCGGATATAAACTTTATATCCTTGCCGACAGCGCCAAGCAGAACGAACGCCTTAAAGACATCTTCACAACGCTGGCAGACGAAGGCAAAGCCGGACGGATAGAGTTCTTGCCTGTTGACAAGACTCTGCATGAAGGATTTGCCGACAACAGTATGCCGGCATGCTTTTTTACCGACCATCAGATATTCGACCGCTTCCACAAATACAGTCTGCGCTCTGACGCCGCACGCAGCGGCAAGATGGCGCTCACCATGAAAGAGTTGCAGGAGATGGAGCCGGGCGACTATATCGTACATGTGGATTTCGGCATCGGGCGCTTTGCCGGACTGGTGCGTGTGCCGGCAGGCAACAGCTATCAGGAGGTGATACGCATCATTTATCAGAACAACGACAAGGTGGACGTGAGCATCCACTCGCTCTACAAGATATCAAAATACAAGCGCCGCGACAGCGAGACTCCGCCACGCCTGAGCACACTCGGCACTGGGGCATGGGATAGGCTGAAGGAGCGCACCAAGAAGAAGATAAAGGACATTGCGCGCGACCTTATAAAGCTATATGCGGCGCGCCGACACGAACAGGGCTATGCCTTCAGTGCCGACTCGTTTATGCAGCATGAGCTTGAAGCCAGTTTTATATATGAGGACACGCCCGACCAGCTGAAGGCCACTAACGATGTTAAGGCCGACATGGAGAGCCGCAGGCCTATGGACAGGCTTGTTTGCGGCGACGTAGGCTTTGGCAAGACCGAGGTGGCAGTGCGTGCGGCCTTCAAGGCTGCGTGCGACTCTAAGCAGGTGGCTGTTCTTGTGCCCACCACTGTTCTGGCTTATCAGCACTATCAGACGTTCTCAAAGCGACTGAAGGATTTTCCAGTGCGTGTTGATTATCTGTCGCGCGCACGCAGCGCAAAGAAGACCCGTGAGGTGTTGGCTGACCTTGCCGACGGCAAGATTGACATCATTGTCGGCACGCACAAGCTGATAGGCAAGAGCGTGAAGTTTAAAGACCTAGGACTGCTCATAATAGACGAGGAGCAGAAGTTTGGTGTGGCAACAAAGGAGAAGCTGCGCAAGATGAAAGTGAACGTAGACACGCTGACCATGTCGGCAACGCCGATACCGCGCACGCTGCAGTTCTCGCTGATGGGTGCGCGCGACATGAGTATAATGCAGACTCCGCCGCCCAACCGCTATCCTATATGCACCGAGCTGCACACCTTTGACAAGGAAGTGATAGCCGATGCAATAAACTTTGAGATGAGCCGCAACGGACAGGTGTATTTCGTTAACGACCGCATAAGTAACCTGCCTGAGCTTGCCGCCATGATACGTAAGTATGTGCCCGACGCGCGTGTGGCCATCGGTCACGGACAGATGAAGCCCGAGGAACTCGAGAAGATCATCATGGACTTCATGAACTATGAATACGACGTGCTGCTGTCTACCACCATCGTTGAGAACGGCATTGACATAAGCAACGCCAACACCATAATTATCAACGATGCTCACCGCTTCGGACTGTCTGATCTTCATCAGATGCGTGGCCGTGTCGGCCGTGGCAACCGCAAGGCTTTCTGTTATCTGCTTGCTCCGCCTAAGTCGGTGCTTACGCAGGAGGCCCGTCGCCGGCTTGAGGCTCTCGAGACGTTCTCTGAACTTGGCAGCGGATTTAACCTGTCGATGCAGGACCTCGACATCCGCGGAGCCGGCAATCTGCTTGGAGCCGAGCAGAGCGGATTTATGGAAGACCTTGGATATGAGACTTATCAGAAGATATTGAATCAGGCCGTAACCGAGCTGAAGAACGATGAGTTCAGCGATATGTATGAGGACGAGATGGCCGAGGGCAAGACATTTACGGGCGACGACTTTGTTGAGGACTGCGCCATTGAGAGCGACCTCGAGATGTATCTGCCCGACCAGTATGTGCCCAGCAGCAGCGAGCGTATGCTCCTTTACCGTGAACTTGACAACATTCAGACTGATGCCGACCTCGACGCTTACCGTTCTCGTCTTGTCGACCGTTTCGGTCCTGTGCCTCACGAGGGCGAAGAACTTATGCATGTTGTTCCGTTGCGCCGTATAGGCAAGCGTCTTGGCTGCGAGAAGATTATCCTGCGTCAGGGGCAGATGCGCATGCAGTTTGTGAGCAACCCCATGAGCGCATATTATCGCAGCAACGTGTTCGACACTGTCTTAAACTATATCGGTCATAATCCGCGGACATGCAATCTGAAGGAAGTGGCCGGCAAGCGCATGATGATGGTTATGGGCATTAATACCGTTGGCGAAGCCGTAAAAAAACTGCGTGAGATAGAAGGGTTTAAGTGAAGAACGAAGAGTGAAGAACGAAGAATTCAATGGCTTTACTTTGTATCTCTTAGCAATTGCAATGCATTTGAATTGACTAACGTCGAACACTGTTTCTTCGTTCTTCACTCTTCGTTCTTCACTTTATTTATTCTGTGTTTCATTGTTCTCAGTGCGCTGTATGATATGCCGGTGGTTTGCATAATTTCGTCGTTGGTTTTGCCTTTGTTAATCATTATCAGCAGGAAAATGTTATACGGAGTCAGCTTTTTGTAGTTACGCTCTATACTTTCTATGGTTTTAGGGTCTATAGTCCTGTAATATTCAATCACGGCCTCATAGTCGTCCTTCTTCCATGTTATGGTCTTACCTCCTTTTTCCAGTTCATCGTAAAGCGTGCGTCCGTGGCCGAGAATAGTCATTCTCCTTTCTTTCAGACTCTCAATTTTCTTGTTCAGTTTCTCTATTTCCTTTTCGTTCTTGTCTTTCTCCTTGTCGAGTTCGCTTATCTTCTGTCTGTATTGTTCCGTAGTTTTGCTTATGTCCTCAATTTGTCGTTTTGTCGCATTTCTTCTTCGGCGGTGATATGTCAGCATGGTTATCATTACAGCCGCAGCCAGAACTATTACGGCTGATATGGCAATCACGAGCCTGTTTTGGGCTTGCTCATCAGCCGCCTTTCTCTCGGCATTGTTTTGCAGACTGAGCATGTGTTCTGTCTGCTGCTTAGTCTTTATGCTGTCTTTTGTGGCCAAAGCCCTTTCTTCAAGTTCAGATGCCTCTTTATATTTTCCCTCTTCTTTTTTAAGGTCAGCCATCCACAACAGCACTTCTGCCTTAAGTTCAAGTTCGTTAGTGTTTAGTGCGTCGTTCAGCAGTTGCCATGCTTTCCGGTTCTCTCCTCTTTCAAAATAAATTGAGCCTATAATATAATATGCGTGCGCATTTGGCTTAATTTCCAAAGACTTTTTCGCATAAAAGATAGCTTTGTCATACATGTTTTTGTTGATGAAACTTATACTTATATTTGTCAATATTTCAGCAATATGTTCATTGTTATTCAAATATTTTAAATAAGGAATTATTTTTTTTGAATATACTATGCTGCTGTCAATTTCTTCAATACGATTAAAAGCTAAATTAATCTTATTCATTGACAAGGCGATAAGAATTTTGTTGTTAGCTTTTCGGGCAGTCTGAAGGGCTCTCCGAGCATAGCTTAGTCCGGTTTGATAATTGCCGGTGTCGATATTTATAAAAGATAAGTTGATATATATTTTCGTAATGAAGTTAAGGTCGCTTGTTCCTTTGGCCAAGTGTTCCGCTTTTTTTATTAAGTTTATGCCTTCGCTTTTGTTTCCCCTCTGATAGCATGTTATGCCTTTATAATAATATGCCTTGGCCAGCAAAATCTTGTTGTTGTTTTCTTCATAGAACCTTATGCTTTCATTAATCAAGGAGTCTGAATCGGTTTGTTTGTCGAGACAAAAATTTGCTTGCGTCATCAGCAAGTCATAATATGCTTTGTTTTCTTCGTTTAGCCTTTTGACATTTATGTCCGACAGGTTATTCATGGCAAGTTCATATTTCTCCTTTTCAAGCAGTCTTTCTATTTCCGACAGCTTTTCATGTGTGTCGTTGTCGTTACTGCAATTTGTTAATATTAAAACGGATAAAATAAGGCAGAGTATAATTTTTGTCATTGCTTCAGAATTTTGATTAAAGGTATGAAAATAATACCAATCGAGCAAGAAAAACGAACGTTTTATTGTTGCATCGTGTTACATTTTTAGTTTGACAAATGCTGTAATATGGGTGCTAAAGTGTTGATGTGTAATGATTTATGCCTAAATGAAAAATGTAACACACCCGAAAAGATAAGCCGAAAAAGTTTGGATGTAATTTTGGATAACACTAATTTTGGAAGTAACGAAATTATTAAAAAAAGTATTATGAAAAAAATCATCATGTTATTTATGCTTTTGGCTGTAATGACATCAGCCGGGGCGCAGAACGCATCAAATGCGGAAAAGTTTTACGACAGATTGTTGACTGATTTTGCAGTTGTTAGCGGAACTAAGTGTAATGGCGTCACGCTGCTTTCGCCAAGTGTAAATTTAGGTTATAAGCTCCTTCCTCGTATGTCTTTGTTCCTGCACACAGAAACGCTGTATGGGCATTATGACGAACAGGAAAGCTACGCAAGGACGCAAGTTTACGGAGGTGGAGCAGGCTATACATTATATGAAGCAGATGCCGTGGCTCTCGAAGTGCGTGGCACTGTGGCAGCAGGACTTAGTTCTGAATGGAAAAATGTTATATACGACGCTGCGCTGATGATGAAATTAGGGCGCGGAAAAATACACATGAACGTCGGTGTGGGATTCCGTCACATCAGTTCGCGCACAGCCGGCATAGACAATTATAATGGTGCCAACTTCATATTGGGCTTCGGTATTTAGGTCTTTTTTAGGTGTATACAGACCGGTTATTGAAAAAGACGCTGAAAATCGTAACTAAATCACATTGTTTTGCTTAACGTATGCCTGAAAATGTGATATTGTTAATGTGGACTGTAAGCAAAATTATGTGCAAATGTTTTAAATCATTAACCTATCGTTTATGCATCGTAACTCGGCCACTTTTACCTCAAAAGTGGCCGAGTTTTTAGTCGTAATCCTATGACTTTTTTTATGCTATCCATAAGGTTATGATAAAACTGAGAATTTATAATTAAATTATATGCATAAGGCGGTTTGTGTTTAAGCTTTTAGCCACAGCTGTCTTATGATAAAAAACTCCCCGTAAGCACAGCTGGGTGCTTACGGGAAATAGAATATGATAATAAAGATTTTGTTATTCAGCCGTCTTCTTCATAAACTTTCTTACAGGTCTGTCGGCGTTGTTGCTGCCGTCAGCACGTGTTGAAGGCGAGTAGTCAGGATAAGAGTAGCCATACCAGCTGTCCCAGCCCCATTCGAAGTCACCCCAGTTAGGTGATGACGTCTTGCGCAGCCTGAACTGCATTGGGTCGCCATATTCGCCTATGATAGTTCCGCTGAACCAGCTTTCAGATAGCGAGTAGTCGTATATTGTGAAGTAGGTGTCGTCCTCGCGTGAGTAAATTTCGATGTTGCGGTTGTTCACTCTCCATTCTATGTGGCTTGCGAAATAGTCCCACGGGGCATCGCTGTAATAGTCAATCCAGTAGCCTGTGCCCGAAGCATACTCGTAAGGATCCTTGTCGAAGGCCAGGATTGAGTAAGAAGAGTAGTAGGTGTGTCCGTTCCACTCGCTCGTTACGTACATGTCGCCTTCCCAAACGCCCCACAGTGTGTCGGCTATGTATTCGTCGTCGTCGCAGCTTACGAATGTCAATGACATGGCTGCCATCATTATCATAGCAAGGATATAAGGGGGATAAAACGAAACGTATAAAAGTGGAGTGAGAGAAAAATCGGGGAAAGCGTTGATTTACAAAGGGTTTGAGGACGATGGATAAAATGAGAGGGAAAAACGAAACGTTACATTCGCTTTACATTTGCTTTACGTTTGGGCTCGATTTGAACGGTGTTTGAAGGGTATTGCTTTACATCGGGGCTGAGAATGTTATGTTTTGGGCTGTCCTGACGGCTGTGTGGGGCGTTTCGTGGGCTTCAGGGCGCGTATGGCTGCTCATGTGGGTGCTTTATCGTCTGGACATGGAAATGGGCGCTGGTGGGGCTTAAAACGGCTTGTTGGGGTGGTGATTGAATAAAGGAGGGTGTGGCTGCGGCCATGCCTTTTATTTTGCTTGTTTCTTGCTTTTTATGCTTGTAAATTCTTCCAAATAGTTATTATTTGGTATATTTGCAAGCGAAAATGAATATTTTAGGAAACAGAAAGGAATGGTTATGACAAAGGTTATACATGTGCATTTGATACATGGGCGGAAGAACTACTACTTCGGCTCAATATCGGCGATTTATACGGTTTTGACAGAGGATGAGGTGGGTATAAAGAAAAGCTCGCTGCTACACGCCGGACTGGCTGACGGAGGCGTAATACTCAATAAAAAGGCTATGATCCAGCAGGGAGAGCTGATAAGAGGACCCAGGACGGAAAAAGAGAAGAAATAAGGATGATTTAAACGGCTAAAACGTTGATATAACGGCATTTGAACGGCTTGAACACTGATTTGAACAGTGGTCAAGCCGTTTTTGCGTTCTGACTGCTCCTGAGAGGGGCGAAAAATAGCGTTTTTCGGGTTTGGGGTGACACTTGGGGTGACGTTTGGTGTGACAAGGAAAAACGAAATGTTCTACTTGCTGTGACATTTGGAGTGACAGTTTTAACATTGAAAACAAGTGATTGACCCCCTATATAACTCCGAATAAATTGTGATTGACGTCATTTTCGGGCGTTTAGGGGGTGGGGATAATCCCACGTTTTGACATGTTATAAACCTTTGCGGTATTTCGGGAACGCCCTGTTTATCGGGGTTTTGGCTGCTTTGCTACCCTATTATACCTATGTATGTGCGTGCGCGACACGTTTTGCGGTGTGGAGCGTGTGCGTGATGCGTGGACGTGAGTATCAGACGAGGCGGACGAGTCCGACAATGATGCTCAGGCTGCGTATGTCGTCGCGTGGGAGGAGGAAAGGGTGATGAACACTGTTGTTTTCCGACACGCATAGAATGCTGTCGGCATGATCTACGCTTTCCTGCACGCGTTTGACGAGTACCCCCTGGCTCGTTTCGAGGACATAGACGGTACCCCATTGGAAGAAGCGGATGTCTGTGATTTTGCGACAAGCGAGGAGGTCGCCACTATAATATAGCGGCACCATAGAGTCGCCAGACACCCGGATAAGGAAGTTTGCCCCTTTGTTCTCGAACTCCGGTATGACATAGCGCTCGCAGTCCTCCAGACGTACCCCACCGCCACTTTCGGCAGGAAAACCGGCGACAGCATCGAGCGGTATGAGTGGAATGCCAGTTTTAGATCCTTGCGGTGCATGGTGTGCTGTGGGTATAGATGGACTAGACTTACTAGGTGTTATAGAATTACTGGCGGCACTAGATGGCGAGAGCATAGTGCCTTCACCAGTGAGTAGCCATTTAGGGTCAATTTTTGGAAAAGTTTCGATAATTTTCGACACCCATAGGCTCGATATATCTGTTCCCTTGTTTATACACTTGGAAATTACTCCATTAGAGCAGCCGATATGCTGTTCAAATGCCCTTATACTGATGCCCTCTTCCTTTATTATTAGGGCTATTCTGTCGGAAATATTCCCCATTGTAGAAAAATTTTAGCACAAAAAGTTTGCTGTGTAGAAAATTATCTATATCTTTGCAGCGTGTTTAAGATTAAACGCGCGGCCAAAGATAGTGAAAAAGGCCGAGAATTACAAATTTTAGCAATTAAAGAATATGAACGATAAGGAATTTGCATTGAATGCGGCGATGAACAGAATGCGCAAGAAGTTGAACCACCTGACGGGTGACATTGAAAGTTGGAAAGAGGACATGGTGAATGACTATGCAGAGTTTTTCCGCTGGCACGCCGATGATCTGTATGAAGCAATGGTCGCAAAGACGATACTGGAGCCTGTGTATGAGACGGCCAAGGGACTTGGTCTTGCGGCACTTGAGGAGTCTTTGCGCCACAATATAGAACACTTGACAGACGACCTGGTGTATGGTGATTTAGAGCGTCAGAGCACAGGCAAGATGAGCAACATGGCATACGGACTGGAGCTGAAGGCGAAACAGAAGATGATACAGTTCTTCAGTGCAGTTCAGACGGTAATAGCCGAGGGTAAGAAGATTGAAGGATAACACGGAAGTCCCAAAGGCTGCACTGGATAGTCAGCCGCCGCACTGGATAGTCGGCAGGGGCGGCCTCGGATGACGGCGGGAAAGACCGCAGGAGTGGCAGGTTTGCCATGCGCTGGATAGCCATGTGGGGTTCGACTCCCCTACACTCCACGAACAAAAGTAATAACGAACTAAAAACAGAGGACAATGAAAAGAGTGATAACAGTAACCCGCTCCCAGCGGGAGTTTTTGGCAAAGGCCTTTGGTGTGACGAAGGAGATGGTGAGCTACGCATTGAACTTTCACCCGGTGAAGGGTCAGAGCGACCTGGCAAAGAAGATACGCTGCCTTGCTGTTCAGCGTGGCGGTTTTGAGTTGGTGACGGCTCCTGCGAGCGAGGTGGTGCATGACGCAGACAACATGATGCGTCAGCACTTCGAGAACGGCTGGATGTGGGAAGGCGACAAGAACATGGGCGTACTGGAGTTGAAGGACGAGAAAGGCGACGTGGTGGAACGCATCGAGCACGCCCTGCTGACAGACATCAAGACCGTGCAGGAGAAGGTGGAAGCCATGTGCTGCGCCACTATGTAAGGAGAGAACCGCAAGAAGGAAAACAAAGACAAAAGGAAATGGAGTACTACAACAAGATATTGTGCGTGACGTTTGCCGAGCTGACCGGTGGTGTTGAGCCGGTGATGAAGGCGAGCACCTTGCGTCAGAACGTATGCAGGAGCAACATTGCTTGTGCGAGGCGTGGCGGCGGCGAGGGGACTCAGGCACTGTATGTGTGGAGCAGTATTCCAGAGAAGTACAGACGGCGGTTTGTGGCGACATACGGCGACCCAGAAGAAAAGATGCGAGAGGCTATGACGAAGGCAAGCATAAAGATAGATGCGAAGGCGCGTGAGTATTACGAAGCCTACACCTATATGGACAAGGACGGGCAGGAGCGCCACCTGACGGAGAAGATGATAGAGGAATATACCATCAACGCCTCGGTGCTTGGCGAGCTGGAGAAGATGGCGGCAAGACGCCAGGCCATCCGCAACAGTCTGAATGCTCCGATGTCGGGTGCGTGGGACTTGATACTTGACAGTTCGGAACGTATGCGCGAGAGCTACGGCCACACGCTCCCGGGCACATTGGCGCGACTGAAAACGCGACTGAAAGCTTGGAAGTCCGATGGCTACCAGAGCGTGGTGAGTGGCAAGCTGGGCAACTCGTCGGCACTGAAGATAACCGGTGACTTTCTGAAACTGATTGTGGCTTTGAAGCGTAGCAAGGTGCCGGTGTACACCGACGCGCAGCTGTTTGAGAAGGCAAACGAGATAGCCGAGGAAAGAGGCTGGAAGCCGATAAGAAGCCTAAGCGGTATGAAGAAATGGCTGAACAGCCCGTCGGTTGAGCCTTTATGGTATGATGCCATATATGGCGAGCAGGCAGCCCGTCAGCGTTACGGCAGAAAGCACAAGACGGCACTTCCGACACGCAGGGACACGCTATGGTATGGTGACGGCACGAAGCTGAACCTTTACTATAGGGACGAGCAGGGCAAGGTGCGGACGACCCAGGTGTATGAAGTGATCGACGCAATGAGCGAGGTGCTTCTGGGCTACTGCATCAGCGACACAGAGGACTATGAGGCCCAATACCACGCCTACCGCATGGCAATCCAGAAGAGCGGACACAAGCCTTATGAGATTGTTTATGACAACCAGGGCGGCCACAAGAAGCTGGACTCGGACGGCTTTATCGGGAAGATCTGCCGCGTACACAGACCGACACAGCCCTACAACGGCGAGTCGAAGACGATAGAGAGCGTGTTCGGACGGTTTCAGGCTCAAGTGCTGCACAAGGACTGGCGCTTCACGGGTCAGAACGTGACGGCGAAGAAGGCGTCGAGCAGGCCGAACGTGGAGTTTATCGAAGCCAACAAGGACAGTCTGTACACTCTGGAGGAGCTGAAAGATGCCTATGCCGCAGCCCGTAAGGAATGGAACGAGGGTGTGCACCCTGCCACCGGCGAGCGTAGGATAGACATGTATGAGAAGAGCGTGAACGAGGAGACTCAGGAAGTGACGCTGCACGACATGGTGGACATGTTCTGGGTGTTTACGAAACGCATGGCGACGTTCACGGACCAGGGCCTGCAGGTGACGGTGAAGGGCGAGAAGCGGCAGTACGAAGTGTGCTCATCGCCCGGCGTACCCGACCATGAGTGGCGAAGAAAGCACACCTACGAGCGTTTCATCGTGGCTTACGACCCTTACGACTTTGCAAGCATCAGACTCTATACAAAAGGCACAGACGGCTCGCTGCGCTTTGAGCGGACTGCAGAACCCTACATACTGATACACCGAGCGCTGCAAGACCAGCAGGGGACGGACGATGCGAAGTTTATCCGTCAGGAGCAGGAAGCCAACCTTCAGGACCGCATAGAGCGGACGGTAGCCGGCCGGACGATAGCCGCCGAGCATGGCACGGACGCGGAGCAGCAGGGTCTGCACTCGCCGAAGCTGAAGGGCACGACGGCAGCCGTGCAGCGGCAGATAGACCACCGCATGGAGCGTTACTCGCAGCCGCCTGAGCAGTGCCAGCTTGGACGACACACGAAATCGCTGAGCCTTGACGACTGGCTGGACGTGATGGAGGGCGGTGATGATGGCGACACGCCGAGAATACCGCTTCCGATGGAGAAGAAGATTGCATCAAAACTGTAGAATCAATAAAAACAAACGATATGAACGAGAAACAGAAAGAGCAGATACGCGAGGCCCTGCGCCTCTATGTGATGAAATATCCGAGCCAAAACAAGGCAGCAGCCAGTCTGGACGGTACGAGTGCGGGCACGGTAAGCTCGGTGCTGAGCGGCAAGTGGGAGAACATCAGCGACGACATGTGGCGAAAGATAGCCTCGCAGGTGGGAACCGCCACCCCTGGTGCCTGGCAGATGGTGGAGACCACGGCAGCCAAGGAGATGGCCTACGCGATGACTGACGCCCAGGAATGGAAGAACGTGACCTGGGTGGTGGGCGAAGCCGGATGCGGCAAGACCACGGCAGCGCGACTTTACGAGCGTGAGCACAGCGGTGCCTACTACGTTCTGTGCTCGGAAGACATGAAGCGCAGCGACTTTATCCGCGACATTGCGAAGAAGATAGGCTTGAGGACTGACGGCATGACGATAAGAGACATGCTTGACGCAATCATCGGCGCGCTGATACAGACGGAGAACCCGGTGCTGCTGTTCGATGAAGCTGACAAGCTGACGGAAAGGGTGTTCCACTACTTCATAGACCTGTATAACAGGCTTGAGGACAAATGTGGCATCGTGTTTTTCTCGACCTCGTATATCAAGCGCAGGATAAAGATGGGACTGCGTTATGACAAGAAAGGCTATAACGAGATACACTCCAGGATAGGACGCAAGTTCTTCGAGTTGGAGCAGACAAGTCCGAACGACGTTTATGCGATCTGCGTGGCGAACGGACTGACCGACCGCAAGAAGATAGCTGAGGTGGTGAAGGACGCCGAGCAGTATGACTTCGACCTAAGGAGGGTGAAGAAAGGTGTACACAGAGTGAAGCAGATGGACGCTTGAACGGTGTTCAAATAACATTCAAACGATATGAAAAGAGCGATAAGCGTGAGCGAGCTGATTGCGACGAGGTATGACACGTATAAGCTGAGCGATGAATGGAAGGCTGCCTTCGGCGAGCCAGAGCGGAACGGCGTATGGTTTGTCTGGGGGCGTAGCGGAAGCGGCAAGACGAGTTTTGTGCTGAAGCTTTGCAAGGAGCTATGCCGATTCGGGAGAGTGGCTTATGACAGTCTGGAGGAGGGTTCGAGTCTGACGATGAAGAATGCCTTTATTAGAGCTGGTATGCAAGATGTGGCGCGGAGGATGGTGCTTCTTGACGGTGAGAGCATGGAAGAGCTTGACAAGCGTCTGTCGAAGCGCAAGAGTCCGGACACGGTGATCATCGACTCGTTTCAGTATACGAGAATGAGCTTTGATGACTATTTGGCTTTCAAGGCTCGGCATCCGAACAAGCTGCTTGTGATAATAAGCCAGGCAAGCGGCACGAAGCCGAAGGGTCGTACAGCAGAGAGCGTGATGTTTGATGCGACGCTTAAGATATGGGTGGAGGGCTATCGTGCATTCTCGAAGGGCAGATTTTTCGGTGACAAGGGTTATTACACGATATGGGCAGAAAGAGCCGAGGAATACTGGAGTAAAGATATAAAACAATGAGTAAGGACATGAACGACTACCGGCAGGGTGACACGATATACATCCTGCTGAAGAAGATCCAGGCGGAGAGCGTGATGGACGAATGGCTGGAGGGTAACTGGCAATGTGACCTGACGGTACACCGCAGCCAGAAGAACAAAGGGTGTGTGGTGCTGGAAACTACCGACCTGATGTTTGCGGCACGGATCATCCAGTGGCACACTTATGAGAAAGTAACATATAAACGCGAGAAACAATGAGCAGTAAGCATCGAATGATATGGCTGACGCCACCAGTTTACGGCAGCAAGGAAGAACGGATCGAGAGCCGAGGATATACTTGCGAATACTGTCATGGTCAGGGCGGTTTTTTAGGCGACCGTAGCAGCCCGAACGACAGCGAATGGAAAATCTGCCCCGTGTGTGAGGGCAGCGGCAAGATGGATGCCGAAGTGACCATCAAGTGGAAACCAAGTAAAATGGAAAAGGAATGATATATATTGGGATATTGACCGTAACAACGAATGTCTATGGTTCGCGCAGGACTTTACGCTTCGGCATTGTTCTTGGCAAGAAGCGGAAAGGCATAGAGGATAAAATAAAAGAGACGTACCGCAAGAAGTTTGAGGAAAAGATGCAGGAAGTCGGTCTTCCAGCATCGGCTTGCAAATTGTCTTTTAGGTTTGAAACGACACTGCTTGCAGATATAGACCTTGCATTTTTTGAAGATGAAGCAACTGTAAATCCAATAAACATCAATGAAAATGGAAATACTGACAAACATTAAAATGTGGCTTAGCGCAAAGCGCAAGGCCCATAGAGAAAGAAAGGCTGCACAGAAGGCTGCTGCCTTAGTGAGAGAGAGCGAAGCGATAGTTCAGGCTCGTGAGTTCAGTGGTGAGGTGTACGTGTGTTTCAACAACGTGCCTATACTGCCAGCCGACGGGCTGACCTGGGACGTGCCGACGACACTTGCCGTGGCGAGAGAGGCGTGGCTGAAATGGAAAGAAAAGGAGGCAGAGCATGAACCACGTCGATAACTACGGGAAGTTCTACAAGCTGCTGAAGCTGCTTCCCGGCGCAGACAAGGAGACCTTGGTGCGGCAGTTTACCAACGAGAGAACCGAGCACCTACGGCAGATGCCCCAGACGGAGTATGAGCTTATGTGCAAGGAAATGGAGCGTGTGGCGGGCTACGACGAACGGCGTGCCGCTCTGCTGAAGGCGAAGCGCAAGGCGCGTAGCGGCGTGCTGCACCAGATGCAGCTGTGGGGTGTGAACACGGCAGACTGGAAAGCCGTGGACCGCTTCTGCGAGGACAAACGGATAGCGGGCAAGGCTTTCCGCTTCCTGGACAGCGTGGAACTGTCAGACCTGAACACGAAACTGCGTGCCATGAACCGCAAGAAGAAAGAAAACGAGTAATGAACCCATAAAAAGAAAAGACAATGGAAACAAAGAACGAGACAGTAGACCCCTTGAAGGGTATGACGAAGGAACAGCGTGCCGAACTGTTAGCACGTCTGCAGACCGAGGTAAAGAACGACCGCATGGCTAAGCGCGAGAGCTACGAGGCGCTGCGTGGGCAGTTTATGCATGACGTGCTGGGCAGAGTGGAGAACTTGGAGAGTGAGGTTTCGGGCTTCAAGAAATGGCTTGACGACGAGGTGACAGCTTTCACGAAACTCATGCGCGAGTATGGCGCTGTGAAGAACGAGAGCCAGCAGAGCTACACGATCACTGACGGGGACTTCAAACTTGAGGTGAAGTTTAACAAGGTGAAGGGCTTTGACGAGCGTGCAGACCTTGCAGCCGAGCGCCTTGTGGACTATCTGAAGCGCTACATGGAGGCGAGCGAGAAGGGTGTGGAGGACCCGATGTACCAGATGGCGATGACGCTCCTGGAGCGCAACAAGACGGGCGACCTGGACTACAAGAGCATCTCGAAGCTTTATGAGCTGGAGGACCGCTTTGACGAGGAGTATGCAGAAATCATGCGTCTGTTCAAGGAAGCCAATGTGGTGCAGGCCACGGCGACGAACTACTACTTCTCTAAGCGCAATCCGGAGAACGGCGTGTGGAGCCGCATAGAGCCGAGCTTCTGCCGATTGTGATGATGTGCTGGGCCTTTTTGAGCCTTTCTGAGCCTTTGGAGGGCGCAAAATGAATAAAGCCACCTAAATATGAGCGATTTAGGTGGCTTTTTGCTTGCGGTTTAAGGAAAAAAGTTTAGTTTTGCAGACTATGAAAAAAGGAAGGAATAAAGAGCTGATAAAGCTGAGGGACGAGGCTCTGTACCGCCGTTACTATTACTGGACGGAGGTGCAGCGCCTACGTTTTGATGATGCCCTGAAGCTTCTTTCAGAACGTGAGTTCTTTATTTCGGAAGAGCGCATCATGAGCATCATCAGACGCAAGTGCAGGGAGGGCGGTATGGTAAACGTGAAGCCCCTGCCGAAGGTGAAAGTTCCTCGGCTTACCGCGAGCCAGCTGGAGCTATTCCCGACGCTGTGAGAGAAGAGCAGACTCGTCGTGGATGGTGAACGAAAAGATGTACTCATAGACCTTTATGCCACCGGGCATAGAATAGAAACGCGACTTGGTGCGTATCATCGGCGACATATATCCGAATGGGCGGAAACACTGCAATGCGGTGTATAGGCTGTTTGCCATTTGCAAACGCTCTGCCACCTTTGACTCGGTTCCCGATCCGTAGTGCGTGTCGTCATAGCAATCGACGGCGAGACGTACAGAGAACTGCACCTGCCCCTTCTGGGCTCCCATGCCGACATTAGTCCAATCGGCTTCAAGATTGCCGATGAGGACGCACGGAAAGGTGACTGGGTAGGCATCTTCCTCAATGCCAGCCTCCAACTGACCACAGTCTTCGTCAACGAGTGAGAGACTGGTCATTTTGTTAGTGATGAGTTCGATAATGAGTTTGAACAATTCTTCCATAATGATTTTATTTTTCTGAGTTTAATATCTTGATAATTTCCTGTTTAGTGCGTTCGTGTATCATGTCCTGCAGCTCGCGGCTATCTCCGAGGAACTGTCGCTGTGGGATATGTACGGAGAGTTTCTTCTTTTTTGTGAGAGCGAGGGCACGCCACTTCTGTGCAAGTGGATTTGCAGCAGCCTCGTCGGTACGCTTCTTTTTGCTTTTCTTGGAGGCGTTGCGCTTGATGCCCGCCTCGCGATAGAACATGGCCCATGCGAAGCGTCGCATCTTAGGCGTGACAGAGGGGTGCAGCGTTCCTCCCCAGTTGTGTATGGGAGCATATAGCAGGTCGTTTGCCACCTTGACGCGATAGTCTGACGGCGTGTACTTTATGGACGCGAACAGATGGTTGCGTGAGGAAAGGAGCGGTCCATAGCGCGATGCTGCCGTCTTGCCTCCTGCGAGCTGCCGTTGGGTGGTTTGCCAATGGTGCACCCCACCATTGACAAAGGCACTGATGCGGAAACTGTTCTGGAAGAAGTCCTTTGCCATACGCCCTGCAATGACGGGGAGGCGCCTTCGCATAAGATGGTCGATTTGCTTACTATGCGATTTTAGTTGTTTTGAGAAATCCTTTAATTCCATACCATTGGGAATAAGACGTAAAACATGAGTGCTGCGATGCTGCCGCCGAGAACGGTGCAGAGCCAGTCTGTCCAGTCCCAGAGGTTGCCATTTAGGCGGTCTTTGAGTTCGAGGCACGATGCAGCGACGGCTGCGGCATATATGGCAGCATAGAAAGAACCGGCAAGTGTGGCGACGATGAAGCCACCGATGAGATGCTTGTATCGGTTAGACGCTGCGAAAAAAGAGAAAAATTTGTTCATAACGCTTGTTTATTAAATTATTATTATTAACTTTGCGACAGCTTCGATGAGAAGTTAGCATGTGCTACGGCACGTTGCATCGCGGGGAGGTCTGCAAAGGCTTCCCCGTAGTTATTTTTAGTTGTAGTAGAATTTACGGTCTTTATAGAACAATCTGACATTGCCTTTTTCGTAAATCCAAACCTCGTTGACTTCCTGTCCTGGCAAATGTATTCTTGCCATGACCGCTTTTCGTATGAAGCGGTCGGAGCATCCCTTTGTATTATTGATAACAACACGTGAGGACTGCTGTAGTCCATGGGATAGCATGTGTCCGACTTTCTTTTTGTTCCACGGCTTGACAAAGCCCTCATACTCGTAGAATACGCCATCGACAGAGAAGTCGGGGCATTTGTTTTCGTATTTTGTACCAATGAGCGAACCATAAATTTGTTTGTATTCCTCGGACTTGCAGTGTAATCGCGGAGTCATACGAACCTCGTGTCCCATTTTTGCGAGCTGTAGGCAGATGCGCTTCATGTCCTTGTAGTCGGCTTTGTCCTTGTCGATGTCGGGATGCACATATAGTTTGCCCCCATTTTTGAAATTATGCTCCAACTTAAAACCGTCCGATGACATACGACTTATGCAGGCGTTGATGTACGGGCAGTTATAGCAGTCCTTTGCCCTATTGGTAAAGACGCTGCGCAGTGTGTCCTTGAATCCCGGCTTGTAGAAACTACATGAGGCGCATGATTTTGGGAAGTAGGGATGCGACTGTGCGAACACAGCCCCGTCAGTTCCTGGATTGGAATCGAGTCCGGGCTGCGGATTGCTTGCCTTGTCGGAAGAAGGCGCAGCAGTGCATGGTTCGTCGGTGGATGTAAGCGAGCACTTGCAGTTCCATCGGTCGCCCGGTCGGTGTTCGTTCCAGAACGGGTCGTTGATGGGTCGGATCGTGTTCCAAAAGAGCTGATGGTCGGCGCCCGGATTGGGCGATGTGGATGGCATCCATTTGAGGTTGGGCAGTACGTCTGCCTCCCGTAGGAACTGTTGCCAGTCGGCTGCCTGGTGTGCCCGAATAACCGCCGTGTCGTATTCGGTGCGCAGCCATGCCCCACACTGATGCGAGGCGATGGGCAGAACATCGTTTGCCCACTGATTGAACGGCTTTAAATCGCCGTTTGAATCGGTGAGAAGTCTTGCCATATCAGATTGCATACGGTGGACCTTGAAGGCAGAGAATACCTCGTTGGAATGGCGTAGCGCCTGACGGAAGTCGTCATCCAGGTCGGGCACATCGGCTGCAGCCATGCCCTGGGCTGTAGCCTGATTGAAACTGCGCAGGATGGCACGGAACAGTTCGGGCGAAAGGTCGGTGGGAGACTGCGCCTTGCCCCGACGGTAGATGTCGTGGAGAACCTGCGCGATGAAATCGTCGGAGAATTCCATGGACGCAGCCACATCATCGGCCTTGGCCTGGTAGAGATTGTTGACTACCACTCTAAATCCGCCCCGCCCGGTTGCGGGGCTTTTGCGAAAAAAGAGCGCAGCCAGTTTTTGAAAGACTTTTTTTGTTTTGGCGACGGTTCGGAGTTCTTTTTGTCGTCGCTGTTTTCGGGTTCGTCATCATCATCGGCAGGGAGCTGCTGATTGGCAATGGAGGCAAGCGCCTCCTTTTTTTGTTGCTGTTCGGCTTTCAGCTTGTCGTAGTCGGCAGGTTTTTCGACACCGAACTCCTCATAGAGATAATCGTCGGAGACCGGTAGCTGGAAGTTGGTGCGCAGCTGCGTGAGTATGTTCATCTTTGTGGAAGGGTCGATGTCCTTCTGCTCGGGGAAACAGAACTCTCCGCCAAAGGTATTGATGCCCATGCGCTGGAATATGTCCGTCATGTCGTAATTGAGCACATCGAGGATGTATCGTCTGTCGGCCTGCGCCACTCGGTCCTCCACCTTCTTATGTACCGTGCCGAGCGCCTGCGTTCCGTTTTCGGATGATTCGGTGGTGAGCGTGTTTCCGAGTATGAGCTTTGAAATCTCGTTGTTGCAGCGCTCGCAGAATCTCTCGTAGACATCTGCCGACCCCGTCTTGTTGCCCGCCTCAACGAGGTTTAGCGTGGTGTCCTTGCCATGCACGAAAACTGCGAGCGAGCCGGCATTGTATGCATCGTCGATGGCTCGCTGTCGTGAGTCTTCGTCATCGGTCTCGTAAGTGTACTCCTGAATGGGCATGCCAAAGACCTCGGAGAACTGTGACCAGTCGCCCGTGGTGTTGCGCTTGTATATGACCCATGGTGCAGCCTTGGCGAGGAGTCCGAGGTCAGATGGCGATCCGATGAAAAGCAGGTCGGGGTATTCGTCCCATGAGGTGCCGGTGATGTCGGTCTGGTGTCGCAGTATGAGTCGGCGCACAGGGTCGGCGTGCTTTCTTGGGATGAGGTCGTAATCGACCCACTCCCCCTGGCGATAGAACTGACAGAGGGAAAAGCCCCACATCTTGGCATCTATAATGTCGGTGACGAGTCGTGAGAACCATGGTGACTTAATCTGCTCGTTGACCGCCTCGTCGGGCTTGCCGTCTCTCCAGAACTCGATGTCGGCACAGAGTACTGCATTGCGTCGCTTCTCGATGACGCAGGAGAGGTGTGTGTCCATGAGTATGTCAGAGTAAAGGTCGTAGAGTTTGTATCGTCGCGAGAAATCGACATCCTCAGCCGCCCGGACAGCCGAAGTGAAATCGGCGATGTCGATGCCGAAGCGCTTTGGCTGCGTGAGCACAATGACATTGGGGCGCTGCTGTCCCTGCTGCGGAATGTTTCCGCCAATGGTGATTTTGCCCTTTGGGGCTTTGCTATACTTTCGTTTTGTCATAATCAGAATTTTTAATTGTCAGTTACCAGTGATTGACCCGTTTGGGGTTGCTTTTCAAGCGGAATGGCGCATGTGCTGCACGCACCTCCTCGGGCAGGAGCGGTGCCCCCTGGATGGAGATGTCCTCTGCGGCGACCGCCTTCATCCACTCGACTGCCCGGTCGTAGCGGTCCTTGCGCAACTGTGAGAGTTTCTGCGGGTTGTGAATACAGAAGATGTGGTATACGGCGATGTCTATGACCATCATGAGTACGAGCTGGAGTCGGTCGTCCCCAGTGGCTGCGAAGATACGGTCGCAGTCGTATCGTTTGGAGAGATAGCACCTCATTTCGGCGATGGCCCGATCCTCACAAATCTCGATGACCGATTCGTCGGCTCTGGTGAGCGCATCGAGAATCTCTCGGTGAATGGAGGCATCGTAGTCGGAAAGTTGTACGAATTGGCTCATATATACATTGTTTAGAATTTATAATCTTCGTTTGTTGCGTGTGCGTATGTCGGCACGCGAGCGTGTGACCGGTGGTTCGGCCCTGTGCTGAATTTCGTCGATGATGCGATTGCCGCCCTCAACGGCATCAGGACCGTCGGCCGGATAGCGTAGTGAGAGGGTGAAGAGCGTGAACTGGTCGAGGAGTTCCTTCATGTGGGGATTGTCGCGTTCTGCCTCGTTGAGTATGAGATTGCCGGCACGGTTCATCGGTTCGAGGTTAGCTTCGATGCGTGTTGCCTTGTCGGTTTTCTTCTCCTCGTCTCCTCGTATGTAGAGCTGTACGCCCTGCTCGCGTCGCACCTTGGCGACGAGCGGCTTAAATACCTGCTGAAAGAACGGGTCCTGAAGTTTGTTGTTCTCCATGTAGCAATAGACAGGAGCACGCCCTCCGACAAATGCGAGCAGCTGCACATACCAGTCGATGAACTCGGCATTGAGCGCCTGAGCCAAAAACGTCTTTATGACGTACAGCTTGCCGGAGAGCTTGCCGAGGAGTGAGACCGTCTTGAACGACTTGCCTTTTTTGCCCTTGCCTTCGCCCGGAGCGGGGTCGCCGTAAGCCACGAGGAACTTGAACTTGGAGAGCTGTGGCACCTTTCCGAAAGCCATCTCGGAGAATATCTCGCCCTCTGAGATGGGGTTGTTGAAGTACTCGCCCTGCGCTGACTTCTTGGAAATCTTGGCGAGAACACGGTCGATGTGCTCCTCAGAGTTTTTCTCGGGCCATGTGGAATGTCCGTCCTTGTCGCGGATATTAACGATGTCCCAATGGTCGGCCATTGCTCCTGCGCGTACGACACAGCAGTCCTTGGCGATGATGTTGCCGCAGAAGAGCACCAGTGTAGGCTCAGAGACAGAGCGCGTTGGGTAAAGCGCCTTCTCCCACCAGTCCCATCGTTTCTGTATGATGTCGGGATTGAGCGTGTCCTGGTCTGTGTCGAAGTCATCGACAATCAATACATCTGGGCGGACGGCATCCTTTCGGGAGCCACGTGGTGACTGCCCAGCACCGAGTGCCCGGAAAGCCACGCCCTGCTTGGTGATGAACTCGTCCTCCGTCCATGAGCCGAGCGACTGCTGCTTTCCGTAGTAGGCGATGATGCGCCCGTTGGCCTCGAGGTTGGCCCGGAACGGGTCGAGCAGGCGGACGGCATTGTCGAAAGAATTGGATGTGAGTATGACATTTCGTTTAAGCCCGGTGAGTGTGAGGTACATGATGCAGAACATGGCACAAGTGGACTTGGCGAGCTCCCGGCTCCATGAGATTACCTCGAACCACTCGGGATTGGAGAGAATGCGTCGTATGGCCCTTTTCTGAAAAGGTGCGAACTCATACTGTGCGAAGTTCGGGAAAAAGAATTTTATCCATTCGAGCGGGCGTGCTTCAAGCCATGCACGGTGCTTCTGTATTTCGGCCTGTGACATGGAGCGATCGACGGGCGTTGCGCGCGCGATGTTGTCCTTGAACTTTTCCCAGTTTTGTAGTGCTATACGGTCAGTCTGTTTCATACGCTGTTAGAGTTTGTCCTTGATGTAAGCGTCGAAAAGCGAGGTTAGCTCCTTTGCCTTGTCGAGGTCGGATGGTCGCATCCACTCGATGACATCAGTGAGCACAGCGATGCGGTCGGCGATGCCCACCTCTTGCTCCATGTTTCGTATTGCTGATGTGAGCTTCACGATAGTGTCAGCCTGCTTAGCATCAGGGTATCGTTGCCCCTCTGGTTTGAGCTGTATTGCGTTGTTGACTTCGGCTACCTGACGATAGAGGCTTTGTACCTGCTCACGTCGTGTGAGCGTGAGTCCGACCTTCTGTTCCTCCCATTTGCCGCCGCGGCACCAGTTTGAGACTGTGACGCGTGACACTCCCACACGGTCGGCAATCTCCTGCTGTGTGAGGTTTTCTCGGAGATAAAGCGTGCGAGCCCACTCCTTTTTCTGTGTATTGGTTAAATCTGCCATTGAAAAATCTGTTTATAATATGAATAAATGCAGTGCAAAATTACCGTGAAAAGGAGTGAATCCGAGCGAGTGAAAAGCATGATGACAAGTTGCGGCGTTATGATGCCGGCATAACGTTTCATGATAAAACAGGGGGTATGGAATGAGGTTGGAAAGCCATTAACTTTGCAACCGCAACATGGGCAAACCGCCCGACAAAAAAGGAGACAATGAGCAAATTTTTCAATATCAAGAAAGCGGCGAGCGTGAGCACCATCTACATGTATGGCGACATCGGCTACGAGGTGGCGAGCGGGCAGATAGCCGCCGAGCTGGCAGCCTGCGCCGAGGAGAGTGAGCGTATAGACATCCGCATCAACTCGAACGGCGGCGACGTGTTCAGCGGTATAGCCATCTACAACGCCATCCGCCAGAGCAATGCAGACATACGTCTTTACGTGGATGGTGTGGCGGCGAGCATGGCGAGCGTGATAGCGCTGTGCGGCAAGCCAGTGGAGATGAGCCGGTATGCGCGTCTGATGCTTCACAGCGTGAGCGGTGGCTGCTACGGCAACAAGCAAGAGATGGCGAAGTGCATCGCGGAGATAGAGAGCCTGGAGGACAGTCTGGGCGAGATGTACGCCCAACGCATGGGCATGAGCAAAGAAGAAGTGAAAGCCCAATACTTTGACGGGACAGACCACTGGCTGACGGCGCAGGAGGCCCTGCAGATGGGTCTGATAGACGGCATTTATGATGCGGACCCCGTGGCAGAGGACAGCACTCCAGAGGAGATATACACGACATTCAACAACCGGCTCAGGAACGAGCCACAAAAAGCGAACGATATGACATTAGAAGAACTGAAGAAACAGGCGCAGTTTAAGGACTGCAAGAGTGATGAAGAAGTGGTGGCGAGGGCTCAGCACTATGCGACCCTTGCCGGCAAGGCACAGACCTTGGAGGACGAGAACAAAGAGCTGAAGAAGAAGCTGAAGGGCTTTGAGGACAAAGCCGAGGCAGACGCAGAGGCTGAGCGCAAGGAACTGCTGGACGCAGCTGAGCAGGACGGCCGCATCAATGCTGAAAGCCGCCCTACCTTCGAGAACATTCTGAAGGGAAACATGGCCGAGGGCAAGAAGGTGCTTTCCGCGCTGACCCCGAAGCGCAAGGTGATGAACGACCTTCATGTGCAGCCCGGCGTGAGCGATGGACCATGGGAGCAGCGCCAGAAGCAAATCAGGGAAGCGCGTCCAGTAAAGGACGAGAGACAGAAGAACCATAAAAAGGAAAACAAATGGCAATAGTAGTAAAGAACACGAACTACAACGGCGAGGTGTTGGAGCGCATCCTGACCGTTGCGACCACGGGCAACGAGCTTGTGGACAAGGGACTCATCATGGTGATTCCCGGTGTGGAAAAGAAAATCAGCGTGCCACGCCTAAAGGCGGGCAAGATGCTGCAGAAGCGCAAGGAAGACCCTCAGAAGAGCGATGCCCAGGGCGACTTCAATTACAGCGAGCAGACCTTGGAGCCCCACGACTTCATGGCGTTCACGGTGTTTAACCCACGAGCTTTTGAGCAGATATGGAGAAAGTGGCAGCCTAAGGGCAACCTGGTGTTTGCGGAACTTCCTCCCGAGGCCCAGAACGCCCTTCTGGAGGCGCTGTCGAAGCAGGTGCAGTTTGAGCTTGGCAACCTGTTTGTGAACGGCGAGTATGTGAGCGGTGGCACCGACGACCAGCTGATGGACGGCATATTGACGCAAGCAGCCAAGGCAAGCGACGTAATTGTGGTGAACCCTGAGGGCCCCACCTCGATGATAGACCGCTTGTATGCTGTGCGCAACGCCATCCCCAAGGCGATGCGCGAGAACCCGAACCTGCGCATTCTGATGAGCGTTGACGACTTTGACCAGTACGACAAGGAACTGACAGAGCGCGAGCACAAGAACTCTAACGAGAGCGAGGTGAACAGCAAGCGCTTCAAGGGCATCGCCATCGAGACTGTGGCCGCCTGGCCTGACTCGCTCATCATGGCGACGCTGTGCTCGCCCGATGCGGACGGCAACTTCTTCGCTGCAGTGAACCTTCAGGACGACGAGAACGTGATCCAGATAGACAAGCTGAGCAACCCATCGGAGCTGTACTTCTTCAAGCTGCTGATAAAGGCCGACACGAACGTTGGCTTCGGCGAGGAGATTGTGGTGATGGACTGGAGAAAGACCAAGAAATTCAATTACGTGCCCGAGGGATAGAAACTGGGAACGGCGGAGTGCGTGGAACCGCCTCCGCCCAGGTAACAAATACAACTAAAATAAAAAAAAAGATTATGGCAGAGAAAAAGACAGTGAGTGTGAAGGTCGTGGCAAAGTTTCGCGACAAGGAAGACCTGAGCGTGGTGCACGAGGCAGGTGAGGTGCTTGAATTTGAGCTGGATCGTGCCCATGACGTTGTGGAACGCGGTTTGGCAGAGTATGCTGACCCCATCGGCTAGACTATGGCAAGGATGAAATATCTGGTGCTGCACTGCACAGCCACGCCAGAAGGCCGTGAGGTAAGCTCTAAAGAGATACGCCATTGGCACACTGACCCAGTGAAGAAGGGCGGCAGGGGCTGGAAGCAGGTGGGTTACACCGATTTGTTCCATCTGGACGGAACAGTGGAGCGCCTGGTGAAGAACAACGAGGATGCGGAGGTGGACCCCTGGGAGGTGACCAACGGTGCTGCGGGCTATAACTCGGTGAGCCGCCATGTGGTGTATGCCGGCGGTTTGGCTAAGGACGGCAAGACGGCCAAGGACACGCGCACGGCGGCACAGCTGAAGGCTATGACTGACTACGTGAGGAACTTTCATGAAAGGTTTCCACAGATCAAGATTGTGGGTCACCGTGACCTGCCAGGCGTGACTAAAGCCTGCCCGAGTTTTGACGTGAAGGCATGGTTGGAGAGCATCGGCATCAGGCAGTAAGGAGAGTGTGAAAACAGAGTAAATAACGAATAAAGAGAAAACAAGGATGGCGGACACAGTAATCATGCAAATCCTGCAGTGGGCTATACCCTCGGGCGGCATAGGTGCCGCCATCGCTTGGGTTGCGAACCGCAAGGTGAAGGAGGCCGAGACGGCGAAGAGCGTGCATGACACCTACAAGGTGATGTACGAAGACGTATCGACGCTGCTTGTTGAAACTCAGAAGAAATATGAAGAGACGACAAAGATCACTGAGAAACTGGTGGCTGAAAACAACCTCACGCGACGTGCTGTCAACCGTCTGTCGCGTGCCATTGAGGCTATTCAGCTATGTCCTCACAGGGCTGCTTGTCCTGTCAGCAGCGAGCTGCAGCTCGACGAGACAGACGGTGAGGTCGGAAAACAAAGTGTCGGCAAGCGCAGTGCGAAAGGACAGCGCAAGCGCCGCGACGAGCGTGATGAAGGCGTGGTGGACGGCACCGGTGAAGGCGGACACGGCATTGCTGGAGATAGCGCTTGACTCCGGTCTGTGGCGACTGCCAGAAGGAGCGAGCTATGCTGCGAGCTCGGGCCGTGCGCACGTGAAGGCGAGTGTGAAGCAGAACACGGGCGGCAAGCCTCCTACCCTGGTGATAGAGAGCGGCTGCGACAGTTTGGCGCGTCTGTGTGCGTATTATGAGGCGGAGAACGAGCGCCTGAGCGTGAAGAACGCTCATCTTCAGGACAGTGCTCAAACGGCGGTTGAAGAACGTTCGAAAGAGCGAGGGCTGTGGTGGGTGGACTGGTGTGTATTTATTGCAGGCGGAATAGTCTGCACGGTAATAACAATTTTAACAATGAAGATTTATGAACGATTTTATGTACGGCCTGGCGGTCGTTAAGGTAGGCGAAAAAAAGCTTGGCTACATTGAGGAAAACAGCTTCAAGCTGAACGGTGCGAAGGGCGAGGTGACGAAGATCAACGCTGCCCAAAAGCATGGCGGTCCTGTGCTTGTGATTCCGAAGTCGAACGGCACGATAGCTCCGAGCTTTGACCTTATCCAAATGGACTACGAGAACATGGCAGCCCTGATGGGCGGTGAGGTAGTGAAGACGGGTGATTCTGCTGCTACTGGCTGGAAGGCTCCATCGAAGCTTGTTCAGATTACGAGCCCGCTGTCGATTCAGACGGACTCGTCGCACGAGGTGAAGATCAAGAAGGCTTTTGTGTCGGCTTACATTGACGGCGACCTGAACTTGGACAGTGTGTCGAAGGTGAAGGTTGAGGTTGAGGTGATGATTCCGGACGACGGTAGCGAGCCTTACAGCATTGAGGATGTGGCGGGCTAAGCGTTGATGGCTTATGAGCATGAATATTGAGAAGGAGGCAGCGGAGGCACTATTGGACGTTGGTGTCTCCGTTCCTTTTAAGGAGGTGAAGCTGCCGTGTCGCAAGGAGCCGATACGTCTGCGTTTCAGGATGGGCCGTCCGCGTCTTGGCGGTCAGATACGTATAGCTCGTCTGTTTGCCGGCATGAACGTGACTCACGCGGAGCTGGAGGCGATGACAGAGTCAGAGCGTCTGGCTTGGCTTGGGGAGCACGGTCGCACTGTGAGCCGGATTGTTGCTCTGACGATATGCAGAGGGAAGTGGAGCGGGCTGCTGCTGTCGGGCGTGGTGGCTTGGTTGCTACGCTGGTGGGTGGATGACGTTTGGCTTGAGGCTGCTTTCCGACGCTGGACGCTTCTGCTGGGTACGCGGGGTTTCGAGAGTATTATCGCATTGTCGGCGGCGACGAATCCGCTGAAGCCGACGATAGCGAGCCATTAAAGGAAGGGGAGTTAAGAACTAAGTATGAGTGTTCACATAGCCTCTTCGGTATGCTTTGGCAGGTGGCTCAGGCTACTGGCTGGAGTGTGGACTATATGCTGTGGGGTGTGAACTGGGAGACTCTGGTGCTGATGCTTGCCGATGCTCCGCGGTATGTGAAGGTGAAGGGCAAGGAAGATTCTGGGCCGTCGCGTAAAGTGAATGGGAAGCGGACCGCGCAGGAAATCCTGGAGTGTTTTCAAACAAGACTGAAGAAATGACATGAAAGCTGTAGAAGTAGAATTATTGATGAAAGGGAACCTTAGCCAGGGCATGTTAGATGCCCAGACTAAGGCTAATTTGCTTGATGAGTCCTTGAAACGGGTCGGCATGACCATTGGCGGTGTGTTCACGGCACAGAAGGCTATGGAATTTGTGAAAACAATGATCGATGTGCGCCAGGAAGTGGAAAACCTCATCATCTCGTTTGAAACATTGTTAGGCAGCAAGGACAAAGCCATACAGTTCTTCAGCGAATTGAGTGAATATGCCGTGAACACACCGCTTATGCTTAATGATCTTGCAGGAGGAGCGCAGACTATGCTCGCATTCAATATCGAAGCGGAGAAAGTCATACCAACACTAAAGCAGATTGGTGACATCTCCATGGGCGACCGTGACCGCTTCAACTCGCTTGTACTTGCATTTTCGCAAATGTCGGCTACAGGCAAACTGATGGGACAGGATTTGCTCCAGATGATAAATGCCGGTTTCAATCCACTCGCTACCATATCGGAAAAAACAGGCAAAAGCATAGGGCAACTCAAAGACGAAATGTCCGCAGGTGCTATCAGTTCTGAAATGGTGGCACAGGCATTTGCAGACGCAACCGCAGAGGGTGGCAAATTTCATGGTATGCTGGATAAGCAAAGCAAAGGTTTGAAGGGACAAATCTCAAATTTGGAAGGTGCTATTGACAACATGTTCAATGCCATGGGCGAAAAGAGTGAGGGTATTTTAACGGGCAGCGTTGAAGTGGCTTCAGAACTTGTAAAGAACTATGAAGCGGTAGGAAAAGCCCTTATGTCGCTTGTTGCGGTATATGGCAGTTATAAAACAGCTTTGATTGCAACACTGGCAGTACAGAAGGCTGCTTCTTTTGTTGAAAACATTCGCCTTGTGGCTATGTTCCGTAAAGAATTGGGACTTGCAACAGCTGCACAGCAAGCCTTCAATATAACAGCAAATGCCAATCCTTATGTGTTACTTGCAACTGTTATTTTGTCTGCTGCCGCTGCGCTGGCTATATATTCAAAGAATTGCTCTGCAGCAGCTGACGAGGCTCAACGTGCGGCTGATCGTGAGAAAGAACAGACAGATGCAATCAATGACAAAAAAGAAGCGATTGAAAAATGTATAAGCACCATAACAGATGAAAATCTAGCGGAACTAGACAGACTAGAAGCTCTAGAAAAGCTAAAGAAATTGATGCCGTCAGTATTTGAGAAATACAAGACCGAAAAGGAACTTATCGACAAACTGACGGAGGCACGCCGAGAATATAACGAGGAACTTCGTGAGGAACGTAATCTTAAAGGCGAAGGTAATTTGAAGGCAGACCAACAACGAGTGGCGGATCTGAAGAAATATTTGGAATTGCGCAAGCAGTACTACAAAACCGGTCGCTTGAATATGTCAGATTCTGATTATAATCTCTATCAGAACCTTGACAAGAAATATAATAAAGAAGTGAGGAACGTGCGTGGCACATTTCAGACATTCAACTCCGCTATAGAATCGTTGATTAAAGCTTCAGAGGGTACGGTGTGGAAAGATGTGCAGCAAGTGCGAACAGATAACCATAACAAGTTTATGGCAAAGTTGAATAGTATGAACGCAGAGACCACTCAAAAGACTATCAACTTCTACAAAAATTGTATCTCCTCTGCAAACAAGCAAGGAAAGAAACTTGTACAACTTCCAGGGGAGAGTGTTGCAACTAGTGTTGACGAATTGCAAAATCGCATCAAATCGGCCACTGCCCGTATGAAAAGCATACACGAGAATGCCTCTAAAGACTTCATGAAAGATGCAAAAACCGCATGGACTAATGCACAGAAAGAAGTAAATAAAGTCATAAAGAATCGCAACAATCGTTCCCTTTATCCTGATGAAGCGTCCTATCTTGCAGCATTACGCAAGGCACGCGATGAAGAAAAGAAGGCAAAGGCAAACTATGAGGCTGCAGGTGGTGACACATCAAAGAAAACAAAAAAGACAAAGAACACTGGTCTTACACCTCAGGAGAAAGCTAATATAAAGGCTGCAGAGCAAGAAGAGAAAGGGCGTCAGGTAGAAGCGGCACAACGTAAACAAGAAGCGTCAGAAAAGCAAACCGCATTTGATTTGAAACAAGCGGAGATTGACGGCTTGCAAGAGGGTTTTGACAAGGAACTTGAAACGATAAATCTCAATTACGATAAACTTATCGAAGCGAACCGTTTGCGCCAGCAAGAATGGGTAGATGAACTTCAGAATATATCAGACCTCTCATTTGAACAGGCTCATCCTAACTGGAAGAAGCAAGGGTTGAAGCGTCCAACTGTTACTATGGATGATTTGAGTGCTGACCAAAAAAACTATCTGAAACAATATACTGAAGCCGCAAACGCATACAAGCAAAATTCCGAAGCAAAGCTCTATCAGAATTTGCTCGCCAAGTACCAAGACTACGAGGAGCAGCGCAAGAGCATCAGCGAGAAGTTTGCTAAGGATCGTGCTCAGATAGAGAAGGCTGTGGACGCAGAGGGGCGTCCTATAGGCGAGGATGTGAAGGAGCGTGCGTTGGCAGAGCTGGCGAAGCAGGAGCGTGCTGCGCTGAAGTCTGTGGACGAGGCTCAGCTGACGGAGCTTGGCAAGGAGAACAAGGTGCTTGTGGACTTGTTTGCTGACACTTCGGAGAAGAGTGTGGCTGAGGTGCAGAAGATAATAGACCGTATAAAGGTGCTGATGGACTATCTGCGTGGGACGAAGGACGCTGAGGGCACGGCTGTGATAAAGGACGGGAACGGAAGGACGGAGCGGAGGATCACGCAGAAGGATATGGCCGGGCTTGGTTTTTCGCCGGCTGAGCTGAAGGCTCTGGAGAAGAGTCCTGAGAAGCTGAAGGCTCTGACGGAGCAGTATGAGAAGCTGAAGAAGGAGGTGCTCGGTAAGAATCCGTTCAGGGCTCTGGCTGATGCGGTTGGTGAGCTGTTCAAGCACGGCGAGGATGGTGAGGAGAAGGGCCTTGAGGCAAAGCTGAAGCGCCTTGGTGAGTCTGCTGCGGCTTCTGCTGAGATGGTGGGCGACCTGGCCGGGAGGTTGAGCGAGATGTTTGCGGCGGCGGGTAACGATGGCATGGCTGAGGCGATGGATGCTGTGCAGGGTGTGATGACGAGTGTGAGCAACATAGGCCGTGGCTTTGCTGAGGGCGGCGTCGTTGGCGGCATAGCTGCTGCCGCGGGCGAGGCTATCGGCTGGGTGACGAAGGCTTTTCAGGCGAGTGCGCGTCATAAGGCTGCTTTGGAGAAGATCATGGAGGAGGTGACGGCTCAGCAGCGTGAGTATAACCTGCTGCTGATGGAGCAGAACCTGGAGCTGGAGAAGGCTCAGACGATATTCGGCACGGACACTTACGGGAAGGCTGCGAACGCTGTGAGGGTGATGAAGGATGCCTACGCTGGGCTGAAAGCGGAGATTGCGGGCACGGCTGAGCAGCAGAAGAAGTTCGGATACCTTGATACTGGGAATGCCTTCTGGAACAAGATTGTGAACAAGGGCTACTCAGAGCTGAAGGATGCTTACTCGGGACTGGCTGACATTGAGATAAAGACGGGCCATAAGAAGACGGGTCTGTTCGGCTGGGGCAAGGGCAAGGATACGTACAGCAGCATACTGGACGTTTATCCGGAGCTGATAGACAGTGCGGGGAACTTTAACCGCGAGCTGGCTGAGAGCATCATGAACAGCCGTGAGTTTGCGAAGAATGACAAGGAGGCCCTGCAGTATATCATAGACCTATATGACCAGGCTGAGGAGGCCTGGGAGTCTGTGAAGGACTACTTTGAGGGTGTGTTCGGCGACCTTGGTCAGACGCTTACGGACGCGCTGGTGGACGCCTTCAAGAACGGTACTGATGCGGGGAAGGCTTTTGCGGACTCGCTGACGGGTATGCTGGAGAAGCTGGCGGAGCAGATGATATACACGGTGACGATAGCCCCACTGCTGGAGAAGGCTCAGGAGGAGATGCTGGACGTGATGAAGCGCGAGGACCTGACGGACGAGGAGAAGTTTGGCAACTATGTGCGGATTCTGGACGACATGACGGACAATGCTCTGAGCCAGCAGGGAACCTTCAACGCGCTGCTGGAGAAGTATCGTCAGATGGCGAAGGAGAAGGGGTTGGACTTGTGGCAGGGGGACAGCACGACGCAGACGGGAAAGAGCGGTGCATACACGACGGCCTCGCAGGAGAGCATAACGAAGCTGGAGGGTCTGTACACGGCAATGCTGGTGCACGAGACGAACATAGACACGAACGTGGAGAATGTGGCGGGGAGCATGCAGACGGCTCTGGGGCACCTGAAACGTATAGATACGAACACGGGCGAGTGCAGCGAGACGCTGAAACTGATGCGCAAGGACATGCGTGACATGAAGGACGACCTGACTACGCTGCGTAGGGACGGCATTAAAACAAGGTAAGAAAAAAGGAGGAAAGAGCATGGAGATAACGAAAGGTCTGCTGTACATAAACGACAAGGACGCAGCCCAGGAATGGGGCGTGTTCCTGACGGAGAAGAAGGAGGGAGAATGGACTAACTATGAGGCTCTGCTGAAGCCGAGCACGACGAAGGAGCTGACGGTGGTGGACAACCCTGACGCTGACGGAGAGGAGCTGCCGGAAGAAATAGAGCTGCACCTTCAGGCGCGTGACGTGGAGCTGTACTTCTGCCTATGGGCTGAGTCGGCGCAGGCGTACTTCGTGAACTACGGCAGGTTCTTCACGATGCTGCGGACGGGCAAGGACGGATGGCTGGAGGTGAGGCTGCCGGAGATAGACCGCACGTTCAGACTGCGGTATCTGGGGGCAACGGAGACGGAGCAACTGACCCCGATAGGCGAAGGCGGCGTGTGCAGCAGGATGCGGCTGAAATTCAGGGAGCCGAAGCCTCTGTACTGA